AGATGGTGCAAGTAATTCTGCTTTTGATACAGCAGCTGGAATTGATGATTTCAACCCAAATAATGATATCTTTGATTTCACAGAAAAAAATCCATTTGGTGACCCAAGAGATAACTAGGAGATATCATGTTTAAAGACGCACAATACCATGAATTGATAAGAAAAACGGTTGTTGCATTTGGTACTTTATTTAACGATTTATATGTTTATCGTAAAAATTCAACTGGTAAAGTAATTCAAAAAATGAAAGTACCTTTAGCATATGGACCAAGACAAAAATTTTTAACTCGTATTGATCAAGATAGTGCAAGAAGTGCTACTGATCCAAAATCAACAGCATTAACATTACCTCGTATAGGTTTTGAAATGACAACACTACAATATGATCCTGCGAGAAAATTAAATAGAATACAAAAGTTTAAAAAAGTAAAAGGTGCAGATAGTAAGTCATTACAACAATCTTACATGCCCGTACCTTATAATGTTGGATTTAGTTTATTTGCAATGGCAAAAAATAGTGAAGATGCTTTACAAGTGGTCGAACAAATACTTCCAACATTTCAACCAGATTATACAATAACACTCAATGTCTTACCTACATTAGAAGTAGTAAGAGATGTACCTATCGTATTAAATGATGTTTCATATGAAGATAGTTATGATGGTGCATTTACTGAAAGACGAGTTATTATGTACACATTAAACTTTACAGCAAAAATGTATTTGTATGGACCTGTCACAAGTCAAAAAATTATTAAAAGAGTTCAGGTTGATCAATATACCAGTACCGCAGTTAACGAAGCAAAAAGAGAACAGAGATTGGTTGTCACACCTAATCCAACAACAGCAGATGCTGATGATAACTTTGGATTTAACGAAGAACATTCTTTTTTCCAAGATGCTGACACATATGATCCTGCTTCTGGTACAGATAAAGATAGCTAATGAAAAAGGTTGAGGATAAACTCAACGAGATACTAGACATTACAGAAAAAAATGTCGTGCCCGTTGAGAATAAACCAGTTATACCTCGTCCCAAAGAAAAAGAGGATATAGATAGCGATTACAAATATAGTCGTGAAAATCTATACAATCTTGTTGAAAGGGGTCAAGATGCCATTGATGGTATTGTGCAATTGGCAAAAGACACCGACCACCCACGAGCATATGAAGTCGCAGGAACACTAATTAAAAATGTAGGTGAAGTGACAGAGAAACTTTTGGTGTTACAAGAGAAAATGAAAAAACTAAATGATGAAGTAGTTAAAGGACCCAACAAGGTTGAAAATAATTTATTTGTTGGGTCAACAGCAGAATTACAGAAATTGATAAAGAAAAATGGAAAAGACATATCTAGGTAATCCTAATCTTAAGGCAGCCAATCAAAAAGTAAAGTTTACTAAAAAGCAAGTAGAAGAATTTATACGCTGTCAAGAAAACCCTATTCACTTTATTACAAATTATATTCAGATCGTTACACTTGATCACGGATTACAACAATTTAAATTATATAACTTTCAAAAAGAAATGGTTGATACATTTCATAATAATCGTTTTAGTATTTGTAAATTACCAAGACAGACTGGTAAATCAACTACAATTATTGCATACCTATTACACTATGCCATATTTAATCCTAATGTAAACATAGCTATACTTGCTAACAAAGCTGCAATTGCTAGAGATTTATTGGGTAGACTACAACTTGCATACGAAAATTTACCTAAGTGGTTACAACAAGGTATAATAAATTGGAATAAAGGTAGTTTAGAATTAGAGAATGGTAGTCGAATACTTGCAGCTGCCACATCATCAAGTGCTGTTCGTGGTGGTTCTTATAATGTAATATTTCTAGACGAGTTTGCTTATGTACCAAATAATATTGCAGAACAATTTTTTAGTTCAGTTTATCCTACAATTTCTTCTGGTAAAAGTTCTAAAGTAATGATTGTATCTACACCACATGGAATGAATATGTTTTATAAGTTATGGAATGATGCCATACATGAGCGTAATAGTTATAAACCAATTGAAGTACATTGGTCTGAAGTTCCTGGTCGTGACGAAAAGTGGAAACAAGAGACAATAAAAAATACAAGTGAACAACAATTTAGAACAGAGTTTGAATGTGAGTTTCTTGGTAGTGTTGATACACTTATTAATAGTTCTAAACTAAGAACAATGTCTCATATAATACCAACACAATCTAACGCAGGTTTAGATGTTTATGAGATGCCACAAAAAGGTCACAGATATGTAATTACTGTTGATGTTGCAAGAGGCACCGTAAATGATTATAGTGCGTTTGTTGTCACAGATGCAACAAGCATACCATATAAAATTGTAGCAAAATATAAAAACAACGAAATTAAACCTTTAATCTTTCCGCAAATTATTCATAAAATTGCGACAAGTTATAATCAAGCAGAGGTGTTAATTGAAGTTAATGACATTGGTGGTCAAGTCGCTGACACAATGCAATATGATTTAGAATATGATAATCTGATTATGGTTAATCAACGAGGTCGTTCTGGACAGATTGCCGGTACAGGATTTAGTGGTAAACAATCACAATTAGGATTACGAACAACAAAAGCAACAAAGAAGATTGGTTGTTCTAATCTCAAAGCATTAATAGAACACGATAAACTTATTATACAAGACTTTGATATCATTGCAGAATTATCGACATATATTCTCAAAGGTAAAGAAAAATATGAGGCTGAAGAAGGTTCTAGTGATGATTTGGTTACATGTTTAGTTATGTTTGCATGGTTATCTAATCAGACATATTTCAAAGAATTAACAGATCAAGACATAAGAGCAAGACTTGTAGATGAACAACAAAATATGTTAGAACAAGATATGGCACCATTTGGATTTATAGATGATGGACTAGAAGATCCAGAGACTTTTAAAGACGCTTACGGAACAACTTGGTCGCCTGTGAGAGTCAAACGAGGTTGGTAAAACTTGATATTTATAAATAGTTTCAGTAAGATTTAATTAATTAAACCTATAAATCTAAGGAGAAAAACAAATGGCTTTTTTAGTATCACCAGGCGTTCTAGTGACTGAAAAGGATCTGACTAATGTAATCCCTGCCGTATCAACTTCAATTGGTGCGATAGCGGTTGTTAGTGAGAAAGGGCCGATGGACGAAATCGTAACGGTTTCAAGTGAAAACGAATATGTTGAAAGATTTGGTAAACCAGATGCGAACACATTCGAATATTTTTTTAGTGCAACCAACTTTTTACAGTACGGAAATGCCTTAAGAGTGGTGAGAGCAACTACTGGTAATCTAAATGCTACTGACGATGGCAGTGGATTACAGATTAAGAATACAACTCATTACTTAGACAACTATGGAAGTGGTCAAGCTGCCGTTGGCAACTGGGCTGCTCGAGAAGCTGGTACAAAAGGTAATAACCTAAAAGTCTCTATGTGTACAAACACAACTGCTTTTGCTTCGTCTATCGCAAGTGATAATTTAGTCAATGACGCTACTGCGGCTATTGGCGATACAACTATCACAATTGATGACGGTACAGAGGTACAAGTGGGTGACATACTAGAGTTTGGTGATATCAGTGGTAACTTTACTGCTGCACCTTCAGGTCATTACTATAAAATAACAGCAATCTCAACACACTTATTAACCATTGCAAGATTTGATCCTGCGACTGGTACAACACAAACAGGCGGATTAAGACACGCCGTAGCTGACAACGCACACATCAAAAGATATTGGGAATATTATTTCAATTTTGATGGTGCGCCAACAACTACTGATGATGTATCAAATGCTGGTGGATCAAATGACGAATTACATGTCGCTGTTGTTGACGAAGACGGTGGTATCACAGGTACTGCTGGAACTATACTTGAAACATTTGAAGGAATGTCTCAAGCTTCAGACGCCAAAGACGCACAAGGTAACTCAAACTTCTATGTAGATGTAATTTACAGAAATAGTGAGTATGTTTATTGGATGGATCACGAAACAACTTTATCAACTGCTGGTAACACAAAAACTGGTACTACTTTTGATAACAGTTCAACAAATGCATTTGATGTCTTTTCAAGTTCATTAAGTGGTGGTACAGACGATAATGTTCCTACTAATGGTGAATTAGCAACTGCATATGAAAAATTCCAAGATGCGGAATCAGTGGACATTAACTTCTTAATCGCTGGTCCTTCACAGACCAACTCAGACGCTACAGGCGACACAAAAGCAGAAAAAATAATTGACATTGCTGAACAAAGAAAAGATGTTGTAGCATTTATCTCACCTGCAAGAGCAGATGTTGTAAATGTATCAGATCCTATTGCTGCAACAGCAAATGTTAAAGCTTTTGCTGATGGACTTGCAAGTTCATCATATGCCGTTATTGATAGTGGTTACAAGTATATGTACGACAAGTATAATGATGTATATAGATTTGTTCCATTAAATGGCGATATCGCTGGTCTATGTGCAAGAACAGATACAGTAGCAGATCCTCATTTCTCACCTGCTGGTTTCAGTAGAGGACAAATTAGAGGTGTTGTTAAACTTGCATTTAACCCTAACCAGACACAAAGAGATGATCTCTACAAAGCAAGAGTGAATCCCGTTGTAACATTCCCTGGTCAAGGTACTGTATTATTCGGCGATAAAACAGCATTAAGCAAACCTTCTGCATTTAACAGAATTAATGTTAGAAGATTGTTTATCACTTTAGAGAAAGCAGTTTCTACAGCTGCTAAATTCCAACTCTTTGAGTTCAATGATGAGTTCACTAGAGCACAATTTAGAAATCTTGTAGAACCTTTCCTAAGAGATATTCAAGGTAGAAGGGGACTTACAGACTTCTCAGTAGTCTGTGACGAAACAAATAACACAGCGGAAGTAATTGATAGAAATGAATTTGTTGCTGATATCTTTATCAAACCAAATCGTTCAATCAACTTCATCAAACTAAACTTTATCGCTACACGAAGTGGTGTGGCATTTAGTGAAGTGGCTGGGGCATAGGAGGTAGAAAATGGCTAATGTAACAGATTTTATCTCTAAACTTAAAGGCGGAGGTGCTAGAAACAATCAGTTTAAAGTCACTATGCCTTTCCCTGGTTTTGCACAAGTAGGTGGTGAGACAGAGAGCATGGCATTTTTATGTCAAGCAACTAACTTACCATCAAGTGAAATTGGTGAATTAACTGTAAACTTCCGTGGTAGACCTATTTACATGGCAGGTGATAGAACATTCCAAACTTGGACTACAACTATCATTAACGATACTGATTTTTTAATCAGAAATGCTATTGAAAGATGGTCAAATGGTATAAACAACCATTCAGATAACGAAGGACTTGTAAATCCTGTTGACTATCAAGTGGATGCTTTTGTCGATCACTTAGATAGAAACGGTAATACAATCAAGTCTTACACTTTCAGAGGACTGTTTCCAACTACTGTAGGTCAGGTTGATCTATCATATGAGCAGGCAACAACTCTAGAAACATTTGAATGTACTTGGAGATACCAATACTGGGAATCAAACACTACAACATAATGTTGAAAAAGGGCGTCTTTCGAGGCGCCCTAAATATAGTATAAGGAGAAATAGTAGTGGCAGAAATATTTGGTTTCGAAATCAAGAGGAAAGACCTCAAACCTAACAGTCAACAGTTTACCGCACCTACAGCAGATGACGGCACACAGACTATCATGGGTGGAGGACACTTTGGAACTTATCTTGATATCGAAGGAAAAGTAAATAACGAATCAGATTTAATTCGTAGATACAGAGAAATTGCTATGCACCCAGAGTGTGATCAAGCAATTGAAGATATTATTAATGAATCAATTGTAGTAGATGATAACCAAGAAGTTATTCGTCTCAACATGAATAAAGTTCCATTTTCATCAACACTAAAGAAAAGAATTTCAGACGAGTTTAAAAATATTGTTTCATTATTGGAATTTGAACAAAAAGGTCATGACATATTTCGTAGATGGTATGTTGATGGTAGAATAGTTTATCACAAACTTATTGATCCAAAAAATACAAAAGCAGGAATAACAGAGCTGCGTTATATTGACCCAAGAAAAATTAAAAAAGTAAGAGCACCAAAACAAAAACCAGGTCAAGAGTTCGCACCAAAAGATCCAAAAAAACCTCAAGTCGTTGAATTTGATGAGTTTTTTATCTATAATGAAAAAGGTGTACAACCTGGCGCAAGTGCAACATCAGGTCTTAAAATTACAAAAGATGCGATTGCATATTGTCCAAGTGGTCTTGTAGATCAACAAAAGAATTTAGTATTGTCTTATTTACATAAGGCAATCAAACCAGTTAATCAGCTGCGAATGATTGAAGATAGTGTTGTTATCTATCGTATATCAAGAGCACCTGAAAGAAGAATATTCTACATTGATGTAGGTAATTTACCAAAAGTAAAAGCAGAACAATACCTCAAAGATGTAATGAATAGATATCGAAACAAACTTGTATATGATGCAAGTACAGGTGAAATAAGAGATGATAGACAATACATGTCTATGCTCGAAGACTTCTGGCTACCTAGACGAGAGGGTGGTAGAGGAACAGAGATCACTACATTACCAGGTGGTTCTAATCTTGGTGAGATAGATGACATCAAATATTTTCAAAAGAAATTGTTTCAATCGTTGAATGTACCGTACAGCAGACTTGATAGTGAAGCATCTGGTGGTTTACAATTAGGTCGTTCAACTGAAGTAAGTAGAGACGAACTTAAATTTACAAAGTTTGTGCAAAGATTAAGAAATAGATTTAATAGTTTATTTCATGACTTACTTAAAACACAACTTATTCTCAAAGGTATTATAACTATCGAGGATTGGGATAATTCACTAAGTCAAACAATTAAGTATGAATATGTTGAAGATGGTTATTTTTCTGAAATAAAAGAAAACGAAATATTCAAAGAGCGAATGGAAATATTTCGTAATATGAAAGATAGTGAAATTCTTGGTAATGTTTATTCTAAAGAATGGGCAATGAAACATGTTCTTAAAATGAATGATGAAGAAATAGAAGAACAAAAAGAAAAAATTGAAAATGAAAAACAAGAAGCACCAAATCAAGGTGATAATGACGAAGGAGGACAATTCGCATGAGCATAGAAAATACTAAAAGCATGATTGATGCTTTAGACGCTGGTGATAATGTATCAGCAGAAACAGAATTTAAGGCTGCACTCGCAGACAAAGTAGGTAGTGAGTTAGACGCTAAGAGAAAAGACTTGGCAGGCACTATCATGAATAAAGAACCTGAGGAACAAGATGGCGATAACGCTGAACCAGCTGAGATTGACGATTAAAGAAAAAGACGAACACAAGCGTTCTCTTAATTATCGAAAATTAGCGCCTAAAGTTAAGAAGGCCGTAGATGATGTTTTTGCTATGATGGCAAAGACACCACAAAAAGTTTTGACTACCTTTCCTAAGATTATGAAAGATGTAGCAAAAAAATATAGAGTACAACCAACAGATATAGAAGCTTATTTCGAAAAAGAAACAGGCCTAACCATATAAAGGAGAGTAAAAATGGCTATAGTAAACGCAAGAAATTTGGTAGATAGTGCGACTAGAACAGTAAGAATGTTCGAAATCAATAACGATACCAATTCAAATGTTGTATGTGTTGACGCAAGTACCTTAAGAGGTCATTCGTCTAACCCAACATTACACATAAGAAGTATTAAATGGAATACAACCGCAGCAACAAGTGATATACAATTATTGTTTGATGCAAGTTCAAATGATCACGCAATATCATTACATGGTAGTGGTGAGTATGGATATCATGGCAAACAACCACTGATCACAAACCCAGAGAGTTCTGGTGTGACTGGTGATATACTGATCAACAATGCTTCTGCGGCAACAGGAACAATCATAATCGAAGTAACTAAATCAAAAGGTTATGATAACTCAGGACAAACAAGATAATGGCTGATACCGTAACAAGTCAAACAATTACTGATGTAAGCGGTTCTAAAACCGTGATGAAGTTTACAAACTTCTCAGACGGCACAGGAGAAAGTCTTGTCACTAAGGTAGATGCAAGCGCACTTAATCATGCGTCATCATCTACTAAAATCGCAAGAGTAATTTATAGTATCAATACAACGGATCCTAAGGGGTCCGTTGAAATTCTATTTGATGGAACTACTAACGCAACAGCACTCTTTCTTGCAGGTCAAGGTACAATAGATTTACAAACACCTGCAATACAGATTGCCAACAATGCGACCTCACCAACGGGTGATATACTGTTTTCGACACACAATTTCGTTGCAAATGACAGTTATAGCATCATTTTAGAGGTTAGGTAACATAAATAGAACTAAAGGGGAAAATACGCAACATGAAACTGATTAGAGAAGAAATAAACGAGGCACAATATATCGTTGAAGAAGATAATGGTAAAAAGTCTCATAAAATCAAAGGTATTTTCATGCAGGCAAACATCAAAAACCGTAATGGTCGTGTTTACCCTATGGAAGTATTAGAAAAAGAAGTTAAAAGATACAACAAAGAATTTGTTGAGCGTAAAAGAGCATTTGGTGAATTAGGACATCCTGATGGACCAACTGTTAATCTAGAAAGAGTATCACATATTATTACTAAATTAGAAGGCGATAGTAAAGGTAATTACATCGGTGAAGCAAAGATTACTGATACTCCATATGGAAAAATCGTCAAATCATTAATAGATGAAGGCGCACAACTAGGAGTTTCTTCTAGAGGCATGGGTTCTCTAGAGAATAAAGGCGGTACCAACTATGTAAAATCTGATTTTTATTTAGCGACTGCAGCCGATATAGTCGCAGATCCTTCTGCTCCACAGGCATTCGTCAACGGTGTCATGGAAGGAAAAGAGTGGATTTGGGACAACGGAATCATCAAAGAACAAGATGTTTCTGAAATAAAAGAACAAATTGAGCGTGAAACGAGAGAGCGTCAAGCAAAAGCAGAGGCACATGCCTTTGAAAGCTTTATGCGAAAATTAACAAAATAATAAATAGTTATACGCAAAAATTTGATATCAAATTAGGAGAGTAATTACAAATGGCTGAAGAAATCAAAAACGAACAAGAAATCGTTTCTGAAGCTCCTAAGGGCGCAGACGCACCAAAGGCATCCGCTGGTAAAGCAGATCCGATGGAAAAAGGCGGCGACTATGAGGATCTTGGACCCGCACTTGTTAAACCTGATCAAAAACCAGGTCAAGACAAGGCAGACGACAAGGTTAAGAAAGACTCATCTGCTCCTACAAAAGGTGCCGCACCAGCAGAAAAACCTCTAAAAGTAAAAGAGGCTGCGGACAACGGTGACGAGGACGAAAAAGAAGACGATAAAGAAGACGAAGACGAAATCATGGAAATGCCAAAGACAAAATCTGGTATGATTCAAGCAATGTATGACAACATGAACAAAATGAAGAAAGCAGATATTGCTGCTTCTTACAAAAAAATCATGTCTGCTATGCAGGGTGACGATGAATCAGATGATGAGGAAGAGCAAGAAGAAAGCAAAAAAATTAACAAAGAAGCTGTAGATCAAAGAGTAAAATCTATTGATGTATCAGATGATGTTAATGCTTTAGTTTCTGGTGATGATTCTTTATCCGAAGAATTTAAAACAAAGGCTGCTACAATCTTTGAAGCTGCTGTTAAGTCTAAAGTAAAATCTGAAATCGAAAGATTAGAAAGCGAATACGCTTCAGAATTAGACGAAGCAAAAGCAACTGTAAAAGAAGAACTAACAACTAAAGTCGACAACTATCTGAACTACATTGTAGAACAGTGGATGGCTGATAACGAACTTGCTATCGAAAAAGGTATCAAGGGCGAAATCGCTGAAGACTTTATTGGTGGTCTAAAACAGTTATTCGAAGATCATTACATTGATGTTCCAGATGAGAAATATGACATTCTGGAAGCAAAAGAAAAAGAGCTTGAAGAAATGAAAGCTAAGATCAATGAGATGACTGAGAAGTCTATTGAAGACAAAAAGTTAATCGAAGGATATACAAAAGACGAAATCTTTGAACAAGCAGTAGAAGGCTTAGCTGATACTGAAAAAGAGAAGATCAAATCTTTAACTGAAGATGTATCTTTCGAGAACGCTGATGCTTATGCTAAAAAATTGGCAACTATTAAAGAGTCATATTTTGGTCAAGCAAAAGCACCTGAATCAACAGAAAATGTTGACACAGTACAACAAAATTCCAATGATGGTAACATAGTATCTGATATGAGTGATTCAATGTCTAGATATGCGGCTGCAATCAGTAGGGGAAAAAGTAGAGATATCTACGGAAATTAAAACTAAGGAGAGATAAACACAATGTTTAATTCGCAAAACTTACAGGAAAAGTGGGCTCCGGTTCTTGAGCATGGCGATCTACCAAAAATAGAAAACCCTTACAAGAAAGCGGTAACTGCTGTTATCCTTGAAAACCAAGAAAAAGCTGCGAAAGAAGACAAAGCATTCCTCGGTGAGATTGCAAACATTACTGGTGACAGTGCTGTAGCAAACTGGGATCCAATCCTAATCTCATTGGTAAGAAGAGCAATGCCTAATCTTATCGCATACGACATCTGTGGCGTTCAACCAATGACTGGACCAACTGGTCTGATCTTTGCAATGAAGTCCAGATTTACTTCAAACTCAGGCACAGAAGCGCTATTCAACGAAGCAGATTCAGATTTCTCTGGAACTGGTACTCATAGTTCTGCTGCCCTAAACCCAGGTTTAATGAACGATACTACAACTAGCGTAACAGCTGGTACTGGTATTGCAACAGCAACTGCTGAAGCTTCTTCATCATTCGCTGAGATGGCTTTCAGTATTGAGAAGTCAACTGTAACAGCTAAAACTAGACAGTTAAAAGCTGAGTACACAATGGAACTTGCTCAAGACTTAAAAGCGATCCACGGTTTAGACGCTGAAACTGAATTGGCTAACATCTTATCTGCTGAGATCCTTGCTGAGATCAACAGAGAAGTAGTAAGAACAATTTACGAAAAAGCAAAAAAAGGTGCAAACATTAACACTACAACTTCAGGTACATTTGACTTAGATACTGATTCAAACGGTAGATGGTCTGTTGAGAAGTTCAAAGGTTTAATGTTCCAAGTAGAGAGAGATGCTAATGTAATCGCTCAAGAAACTCGTAGAGGAAAAGGTAACATCATTATCTGTTCTTCTGATGTTGCTTCTGCATTACAAATGGCTGGTGTATTAGATTACACTCCTGCTCTTAACAATAGCCTAAATGTAGATGATACTGGTAATACTTTTGCTGGTACATTAAACGGCAGATACAAAGTATATATTGATCCATATGCATCAAACAATACTGCTGCTCAATACTATGTTGTAGGTTATAAAGGTACATCACCTTATGACGCTGGTATGTTCTATTGTCCATATGTTCCACTACAAATGGTGAGAGCAGTTGGAGAAGATACATTCCAACCAAAAATTGGTTTCAAAACCAGATATGGTTTAATCAGAAATCCTTTCGCTGAGTCTTCAGCACAGGCTACTGATGTTGGAACTGATCAGTCAAACATCTATTACAGAATGGTTAAAGTAACTAACTTAATGTAATACTTTTTCAACTTAATTAAAAAGGGGGGGGCGTCAAAACTCCCCCTTTTTTTATGCATAAATACTATTATATGACAGATACAACATTATCAAGTAAACAACCAAGTGGGTCTGGATTAGACTATGCAGATCCTACAAAGTTTAAGTTTCAAATTACCAAACTGCCTAGAGTAGAATTTAACTCTATTCAGGCAAATATTCCTGGTATTACACTTACAGAATTAAATCAACCTACACGATTAATGCCTGTAAGAATACCTGGTAATGATATGACATTTGAAGACTTATCTGTAACTTTTATTGTTGACGAAGATTTGACAAATTATCGAAGTGTACATGACTGGATGGCTGGTCTTGCACAAATGGATAGTGATGACAAATATCGTGAACTAATTACAGATGGCGGTGATCGTATGCCATTATCTCAACAAACAAATCTTCAAGATGCTGGTAGAGTAACAACAGCAACTAATGATGGTGCAATATTTTCAGATGCAAAAATGATTATATTGTCAGCAAGAAATATTCCAATTGTTGAGTTAACTTTTGAAGATACATATCCTAAATCATTATCTGGTTTAAATTATAATCAAAGTGCAACTGATGTAGAATATCTTACTGCAACAGTAACATTTGGTTATAAACTACACAAATATACGACCCCTTTTTAGTTTACTATATAATACAAAGGATTAAATTATGACACTTGATGAGCTACAAGCTCAGGTCGAGAAAGACCTGAAAATTGATGATACTGAACTAGACCTAGAAAGTCTAAAGACCCCACAACTACATTCTCAATATCTCAAAACATATTCTACATATGCTCTTATGTTAAAAAAAGCAGAGGGCGATCATTCACAACTACATTTAAAAAAGTGGTTGTTCTATACTGGTAAAGCAGAACCACAAGAATACAAAGATACAAACTTTGATTTAAAGGTATTACGACAAGATGTAGATAAGTTTATTGATGCTGATGAAGATATTATGAAGTCAAGACAAAAGATTGAGTATCTCAAACAAATATGTAATTATTGTGAAAACACATTAAAACAAATAAACAATCGTACATTTCAAATTAAAAATGCAATAGAATGGAAAAAGTTTACTATGGGTAGTATGTAATGAAAATATACAAAAACTTTTTACCTAAAAAGACTTTTAAAGAAATACAAGATTTTATGTTAAGTCCTAGAATGCCTTGGTATTATAATGATGCTGTTGCGCTTCGTTCAGATAGACAGTTTATGTTTTTTCATTTATTTCATCACAGTTATGAAGTGAATACAACACCAGAGATATTTGAAGGAATAATAGATCCTATAATTAAAAAACTAAAAATTACTAAAGATATTTTAATTCGAGCAAAAGCAAATTGGTACACTAATCAACACAAACATGTTAAACATGAATATCATATAGATCAACACAAAAAACATAAAGTTTGTTTATTAAGTATTAATACAAATAATGGTTACACAGAATTTGAAAATGGCACAAAGTTTAATTCTATCGAAAATCAAGCAATAGTTTTTGATGGCGGAACACCACATAGATCAGTTACACAAACAGATCAAAATATGAGAGTAAATATTAATTTAAATTTTGAGGTAAAAAAATGATATTCTGTATAGGTAATGGAGAAAGTCGAAAAGACTTTGATTTAGAACAACTTAGATCATTTGGTAAGATATATGGTTGTAATGGATTGTATAGAGATTTTGCACCAGATGTATTAGTAGGTATGGATTACAATATCTGTCATGAGATATATCGTAGTGGTTATGCATTTGATCATACTGTTTATTTACGAGCATGGGAAAAAAATCCACACACTATGTACGACAAATTGTTTGAACCAGAGATAATAAAAAAGTTTATAGGTGATGTAGATAATATAGAAGATTATACAGATGAACATGAATGGCCAGGAGAAAAGAAAAGATTCTTTACATGTTGGGCAAATAATGTAGATGTAATGAGGCAGTTTCGTGAAAAACACAAAGATTGGCATGAAGATGATTTTAAGTTACATTTTGGTGAAGATCAAGAAGGATATAAAATAACATGGACAAAGAAAAAAGACAAAGTAATGGGATTGGGCAAGTACCAACAAGAGAAGACAAACGCAGGTGTCTTGATTGCGTTAATGGCAGCAGATGTGGACAACAAGATATATCTGATAGGATACGATTATCATTCGAAGTCAAAACAAGTGAACAACATCTACAAAGGCACAACAGGATATGTAGGGTCTCAAGCACAAGCGATTGATCCTCAAAACTGGATAAAACACACAATTAAACTAATAAACAAATATGACACGGATCACGAGTTTATACATGTGGGTGAACCTATACCAGAGATAGAAAAATTAGAAAGAAAATATTGGTCAAACATTTCATACGAAGAATTAAATGAGAGAATTAAAAATAACAAAGTATAATGAATCTTATATCAAGTGTACAAGTGAAGATTTAGGTTTACTGCAAGAACTATCTGAATTTTTTACTTTCAAAGTACCTGGTGCTTCATTTATGCCAAGTGTTCGTGCCAAACGATGGGATGGTCAGATACGATTATTCTCAAAAGCAACTGGTAAGTTATATTACGGACTGTTGCCTTATGTTGAACATTTTATGCAAAATACGGGGGGTACAATCATACGAGAGGGTCTTGAAAACACGCTTAGCGGCGTGCTGAGCAACACTTTTTCTAAGTTCGCAGACAAAATTATTAAGGATTCAATCAAAATACGAGATTATCAACTCTCAGCGTTTTCTCATGCGATCAATCATAAACGAGCAATATTACTATCACCTACTGCATCAGGTAAGTCATTAATCATTTATTGTATCATACGATTACTTACCTCATTAGAGAAACAATGTTTGTTAATCGTACCCACCACATCTTTGGTAGAACAAATGTATAAAGATTTTGAAGATTATGGTTGGGAAGCAGAAAAGTTTGTACAACGAAAATACTATGGTTATGAAATAGATGATAGTAAACCTGTTGTGATATCGACATGGCAATCACTTGCCACCTTTGATAAAAAGTATTTTGAAAAGTTTGATTGTGTCATAGGTGACGAAGCACATCTATACAAATCTAAAGAATTACAAAAAATTATGAGTGCTTGTGTTAATGCGAAATATCGTATAGGCACTACTGGTACATTAGATGATAGTAAAGTGCATAAGTTAGTTTTAGAGGGTTTGTTTGGTACCGTGCATAGTGTAATTTCTACACGAGAACTGATAGATAAGAAACAACTAGCGGACTTACAAATACAATGTCTCATACTGAAATATTCACAAGATGAATGTAAACATGTGAAGAAACTAAACTACCAAGAAGAAATGGACTATATAGTGTCACATGAGAAACGCAATAGATTCATTCGCAATCTAACAAAAACAAGAACTGGTAATACTTTAGTTTTATTTCAATATGTAGAAAAACATGGTCGAGTATTACACAGTCTCATAGGTGATACCTTAGATCATCAAACACGAAAACTGTTTTTCGTCTATGGTGGCACAGAAACCAAAGATCGTGAAACAGTCAGGAGTATTACAGAAAATGAAAACAATGCCATTATCGTTGCGAGTTACGGAACCTTTTCTACTGGTATTAATATTAGGAATCTTCACAATGTTATATTTGCAAGTCCTACCAAATCTAAAGTACGAATTTTACAGTCTCTTGGTCGTGGGTTGCGTCTTGGTGACAATAAAGTTAAAGCAACTTTGTATGATGTTGCTGATGATTTCTCATGGAAAGAGCAAAGAAACTTTACCCTTAATCACTTTATGGAAAGAATAAATGTGTACTCTGAACAAGAACTTGACTATGAACTTGATCATGTTGACATAAGATAAATACTTATATGACAGAAACAAAAACAACAACAATACCTAGTCCAAGAGTAATCATGTTATCAAACAATCAGCAAGTAATTGCTGGTATGACAGTCGAAGAAGGCTCTGATTTTGTTAGATTACATGAACCTTATAAAATTAGAATACATGAAAATGCTGTTGATGATAAAACATATTTTGTTGAAGAAAGAATGTCACTTACACCTTGGACTTTTCAAACAATAGACAAAGTGTATTCATTACATAAAACTCATATAATGACAATAGGAAAACCAAATGATAACTTGACAGAATATTATAATAATGTTAGAATGGGATTATATCCATCAATGAAAAAAGAATTACAACCTCTACCTTCAAAAGGTCAATCAGATAAACCATTTGAACAAGTATTAGATGAAATGTCAGATGAAGAATACTATCAAACGATACAGTATCTCAAAGGTAAGATTAAGTCTCACTAATACTATATCTCTTGCAAACCGGACATACCGGATTATACAAGGCAAAATGTCATTTGTCAAGAAAAAAATTCAAAAAAATCAAAAAAAATTATTTTACAAAATCTTGTATATAACCCTTGACAAATATACTATATCCTGATAGAATAATTTAAATTTAGGAGTAATACTATGACTGTACAATTGAAAAGAAAAAAGACAGAGCATTATGTAGATAATAAAAAATTTCTAGAAGAAATGAAAAAGTATCGTAAGAAAGTATTATCCGCAAGAAATAGAAATAGAAAAGATCCACCCATTAGCGATTACATAGGTGAATGTTTTTTAAAGATTGCAAATCACTTATCTTACAGACCAAATTTTATAAACTACACATACAAAGAAGATATGATATCTGATGGTATAGAAAATTGTTTAACTTATGTAGCAAATTTTGATCCAGAGAAATCAAGTAATCCTTTTGCATATTTTACACAAATTATATATTATGCATTTATAAGAAGAATACAAAAAGAAAAGAAACAAACAACAATTAAACAAAAACTTATACTTAAATCAGGTCTTGATGAAATAGTTAGACAAGAAGGTGATAACGAAGAATATCAAAATTCATATGCTGACTTTTTAAGAAAGAATATGATTATAGAAGAAGAACCAGTAAAGAAAGATAAACCTAAACTTAAAAGAAAGAAGATTACTAAATTAGAATTTTTTATGTAAATTATGAAAATTGCTTTAATTAACGACACACACTTTGGTGCTCGTAATGATAACCCAAATTACGCTAAGTATTTCTATAAGTTTTGGGAAGAGATATTTTTTCCATACTTAGAGAAACATAATATTGAAAATGTCATACATCTAGGTGATGTATTAGATAGGCGTAAATTTGTAAACTTTAAAACATTAAACGATTTTAACAATAAGTTTGTTAATCGTATAAAAAATTTAAATGTAGATATTATCATTGGTAATCACGACACCTATTATAAAAATACAAATGAAATAAATGCTCCACAAGAATTAATGTCTTGGGGAAATGTTTATGCAGAACCTACGGTCATAGAAAAAGGTGGCATGAGAATGTTGTATATTCCTTGGGTCACGCCAGAAAACTTAGAACAAACGACAATGATGTTAGAACAAGAAAGTGCTGATATTGTTTTAGGTCATTTAGAAGTCAAAGGTTTTGAAATGTTTAATGGTGCATTTGCAGATAGTGGATTAGATAAAAAACTATTTCGTAGATTTGAAAAAGTATTATCTGGTCACTTTCATAAAAAATCTGATGATGGTCATATCTTTTATCTAGGTAGTCAATATGAATTTATTTGGAATGATTATAATTGTCAAAAAGGTTTTCACATATTAGATACAGAAACAAGAGAATTAGAATATATTAAGAATCCTTTTACTATACACGAGAAGATATATTATAATGATGAAGAAAACGAATATAAACTTCTTTACAATTATGATGAACACAGAGACAAATATCTCAAAGTAATTGTAGAAAAGAAAAAAGATTATTATTTGTTTGATAAGTGGCTTGATGGTTTCTATAAACATACCAATGTACATGATATAAAAATTATTGAAGATTATTCAGATTTAGATGCTTCTACTGTGGCAGATGATATTGCAGAAAAAAGTGAAGATACACCTACACTATTAGATAATTATATTGATGAACTTGAAACAGATTTAGAAAAAAGTAGATTGAAAAAATTAATGAAATCATTATACACAGAAGCAGGAGATTTAGAGATATGATAATATTTGAAAAAATAAGATGGAAAAACTTCTTGTCTTCTGGTAATAGTTTTATTGAAACAAATTTGAATGATAATTCTACAACATTAATTGTTGGTCACAATGGGGCAGGTAAATCTACTATACTAGACGCTTTGTGTTTTGCTTTGTTTAATAAACCTTTTAGAGAAATAAAGAAAGATCAATTAATCAACAGTATCAATCTTGGTGGCACAGAGGTTGAGTTAGAGTTTCGTATATCATCTAATCGTTATAAAATTAGACGAGGCATCAAACCTAATATATTCGAGATTTATTTAAATGATGAATTACTTAATCAAGATGCTACAATTGCTGATTATCAAAAACAGTTAGAACAACAAATACTTAAATTTAATTATCGTAGTTTTACACAAGTAGTTATACTTGGTGCATCTACCTTTGTTCCGTTTATGGAATTAAAGACAGCACACAGACGAGAGATTATTGAAGATATACTTGACATTAAAGTATTCTCTGTAATGAGTATGCTGACAAAGATAAGAATAAAAGAAATGGACGAACAAGTCAAAGACATATTAAGAGAGTTGGATATTGTTCAAAATAAAATAGATACACAAAAAGAATATATCAATAATTTAAGTAATAGATCAGATATAGAAGTACAAAGTGAAATACAAAAAATAGATCATAATAAAAGTGCCATAGACAAATATAATACACACATACAAGGATTACAACACGAAATACAAAAACTTAAAGAATCAATAAATGATAAAGATGGCGCAAACAATAAAATAGACAAACTTAATAATTTTCAAGCACAGTTTCATACTAAACTTAAAGAATGTAATAAACATAAAAAGTTTTATGATGACAACAATAACTGTCCTACCTGTCAACAAGTTTTATCAAATAAAGACAAATTGATTTCAGAAAACAATAAAGAGTTAATGAAATGGAATCAAGCAATGGAAGATGTTCAAAAAGAAATACAAGTAATTTCTAACAGATTAAATAAAATTAAAAGCGTTGAACAAGATATACGAACAACAGAAATTGACATTGCTAAATTTGGTCAATCAAAAGTTGAGTTAAACAATATTAACACAAAATTAGCACATAAGATTGAAGAACTAAAAAAACAATCTAGTGAAGATGGTGAAGCATTAGGTAAACTAAAACAATTAGAAGAAGAACATTCTGTAAAAGAAAAAAACAAATTAATTAAAACAGAGGAACTTGATTATTTACAAGCAGCCAAAACAATGTTAATGGATTCTGGTATTAAGACAAAAGTTATCAAACAATACTTACCAATTATCAATCAATTAATTAACAAATATTTGGCAAGTATGGATTTCTTTGTTAATTTTAAATTAGATAATGAGTTTAAAGAAACAATAAGAAGTAGATATCGTGATGAATTTACATATGCAAGTTTTAGTGAAGGTGAAAAGATGAGAATTAATTTAGCATTATTGTTTACATGGCGTGCTATTGCAAAGATGAAAAATAGTATATCATGTAATCTGTTAATGTTAGATGAGATATTTGATAGTAGTCTTGATGGTCAAGGCACAGATGATTTTTTAAAAATATTGAATACATTAGAAAATGAGAATGTCTTTATTATATCACACAAAACAGATATGATAGCAGATAGATTTAAGAATATAATAAAATATGAAAAGGTAGGAAACTTTACAAAGGTAGTAGAATGAAACTTAGACCCAAAATGACAGTACAAGAACGAACAGAACTTCTTGCCATTATGGCTGAAGAATGTGGTGAACTAACCCAAGAATGTATGAAAATCGTAAGATTTGGTACTCAACCTCAATTTGACACAGATGCCTTACAAAATCTTACAAAAGAAGCAGGTGATGTTATGTGTATGTTGCAATTACTTGAAGAAAAGGGGTTAGTAAAATATGAAGATATTGAGACAAGGGTGAAGAAAAAGCGTGAAAAACTAAAGACTTTTTCGTCCTTGACAAATCTGTAATAACCTGATATACTCACATTATGTATTTTTTAGAAGATGTATATAAATCAGCAGATCGCAAACTATTTACTGTAATATCAACATTTGCAGGAGGTGGTGGGTCTTCAACAGGTTATAAACTTGCAGGTGGTAATATACTTGCAGTTAATGAATTTGTTGAAAGTGCAATTGATACATATAAATCTAATTATCCTGATACGCCAATATTACCTAACGATATTAAAGAACTGACTGGTCATGATTTACTCAAGGCCGCAGGAATACAACAAGGCGAGTTAGATATACTTGATGGTTCGCCACCTTGTAGTGCTTTTAGTGTTGCAGGCAAAAGAGAAAAGGGTTGGGATAAAACTAAAAAGTATTCAGACGATAAACAAGTTGATAACATTGAAGACCTATTCTTTGAGTTTACAAGAGTTGCAAAAGATGTTCAGGCAAAAGTTATCATTGGTGAGAATGTTGCGGGTATCACCATGGGTAAGGCAAAAGAATATTTTAATCGTATTGTAAATGAATTTGATAGTATTGGTTATGAAGCAGTTGGTAAAGTGTTAAACGCCGCAGACTATGGAACACCACAGGCAAGAAAGAGATGTTTCTTCGTTGCAGTTAGAAATGATATCATGGAGAAAGTTGGTATTAACTTTATGAATATGGATAGTATCATATATCCAGAACCACAATCAAAACAACCAACATTAAGAGAAGCAATAGAAGATTTAGAAAACGATCCTGAAGAAGTACAAATGTTATTAGATTTTGTGCAAGGTAGTTTTCAAAAGAAGTGGATTGAGTTATTACCTTTCAGTCCAGACAAACATAGAAAACCTAGTGATCCTGAATTTATAGATATCAATCCTAAACAATCTATGTTTAATATGATACGACCAGCACCTGATCTACCTTGCCCAACACTTACACAGGCAGGGCAAAAGAAAGGTCTGTCTGGTGTGTTTCATTATGACAGTAATCGTAAATTAACAATTAAAGAATTAAAGAGAGTAATGGGTTTACCAGATGACTTTAAATTACAAGGGGATTTTGATCAACAAGCAGAAAGAGTTGGTCGTATGGTTGCACCACTAATGATGAAAGCATTATCTAACAACATATATGAGAATGTTTTAAGGAGATTATAAAACAAAATGAGAGAAATAATTAAATTTGATACTTACGAAGAAGGTGCCATAAAGTTGATTAATGATTTGAAATTTATTATTAATCGAGATAGAAAATTTAAAAACAAACCTCCTGTCTTAATGTTATCAGGTGGAGTTGATTCAATGTTGTTGGGTTGTATAGCAAAAAAATATTTTGGTTTAAAAGATTCAATTACAGTAGGTGTAGTTAAGGATACTCATGATGTTAAAGTGTCACAAGACACAGCAGAAAAATTAGGTATTAATAATAAACTTGTTTTGACCACATTAGAAGAAGTAATGGATAACTTACATTTAATTAAAGGACATCAAAGTATCACAACACTATTTAATGTAGTATATTATTTAACATTTAAATTGTGTCTTGAAAAAATTGATGTTAAAGGTGTTGATTTAATTCAAGGCGATGGTGCAGATACACTGCTAGGTTCTCTACAAACCTTTATGTATAGATTAACACCTCAAGCAATGAAAGAACATAATGTAGATAAAGATACTGCTAAAACAATTCTTAAACAAAATTATTACGCAGAGGCAATACAATCAAAAGGTGCAAAAAAAGGTTCAGGACATTTGTTTTTAGAAGTTGCTAATGAACTTGGTGCAAACCCAATTATGGCTTTTAAAAATCCAGATATATTAAGGTGGGTTAATGATTTACATTATAGTTATGCAGAACCACATAAAAAAACTTTTCCAAAAGAAGTAATAAAATACATGGGTTATGAACCAAACAAAGTAAAAAGAACAGTAATGGAATACGGCACAGGAATATTTGAAGTTGTGGAAGAAAAATTAATGTTAATGACTGGTGCAAATTCACGCAATGCCGCAGTTAAAAAATTAGTTAATAGTGGAGCAACACTTCCAGGGTTTTAATGGTGATTAGACAAATACTAAAAAGAGTTATCGAAGCACAATCAAAAGAAGATGAAGTTGCTGTATTACTATCTGGTGGTGTAGATAGTTTAAGTGTTGCTTTTGCAGCACACGAGTTAGGAAAGAAAGTTCATGCCTATTCTTTTTGTTTAGATACAAATTCTAGTTATGATAGTGATAAGGCTGCTGAGGTGGCACAAATATTTAAGTGGCCATTTACATTGAAAGTGGTACCAACGAATAATTTAGAAGAAGACTTTTTTAGATTAGCAAAAGATTATAACTGTAAAAAGAAAACACATTTTGAGTGTGTATTTCCATTTATGTATTTGTATCCAGAGATAAAACAAAATGATGTATTGAGTGGTTGGGCAGCTGATGGTTATTATGGTATATCAAAAAGAGCAATACTACATTACACAAAAGGCAAGACAAAAGAAAAGTTTGATGAATTTAGAAATGATTATTTTTTACCAGATAAGTCTGCTGGTTATCTATGGCACAAAGGTGTTGCAGATAAACACAATAAAAAATTTATTACACCATATCTATCGAAAGCAGTAAGAGATTTCTTTTACAGTAAGAATTGGTATGAGTTGAATGAACCATTCCAGAAGCATCATGTCGTAAATGACTTTATTGAATTTAAGAAGTTTAATTTCAAGAAACATATTAATTTACAATTAGGTGCAGGAATAGACAAGCGATTTGAAACATTGCTAAATAATAGTAGAATAAATCCAAATAACAGATATAAGTCCGTAGCAGGAATATGTCAGTATTGGGGAAAGGCAGTATGACGAAATTTACATTTGCAACAGCAGGCGAAGGTTTTGATAACCACATAGAAAAATCAGTAAGAGGTTATAATAATCTCTGGCATGATGTCGTAAGCATGTCTAAGTATTTTGTTGAAGATCATACCAATGTTGTTGATCTAGGTTGTAGTTCTGGTAAAATGCTTAAGGCAATGATCAAACAAAATAATGAACATGTGCCATATGCCACTTATGTTGGTATAGAGATAGAATCAGATTTTGCTGATGGTCACGCAGAGGATCTGGTATCATCAGAATGGAATAATCTTTATTATAAAATGGAAGACATTAGACAATGTGATATAGAAAATGCTAGTTTAGTGACTTCTTTATTTACATTACAATTTATGCCACCTAAAGATCGAGCAGGAACAATCTGGAAAATTTATCAAGGTTTGAATGATGGTGGTGCGTTTATCTTCTCAGAAAAAAGTTTTAGTTGTAATCCTAAAATTCAAGATATGATGACTTTTATGTATTATGATTATAAAAGACAACATTTTACAGATACAGAGATTTTAGACAAAGAGGTCCAATTACGACATATGATGAAACCAAACACAAAAACAGAAATGTTTAAAATGTGTGAAGACGCAGGTTTCAAGGATTTACATGTTTTCTGGCAAAACTTCAATTTTTATGGGGTTATTGCGATAAAATAGGGGTGTGCGGATTGTCGCACCCTGCTTAAACCCTTGAAAAATAAGAGTTTTTTGTCCTTGACAAATAGATCAAGACCTGATAGCATAAGCAGTATATTATGAACAAAATATCAAAAACACAAAAATCAAATCTTGCTAAACTACTTGCGACTGAAAACATTAATGTTATTCATCAAAAAGTACAGACAGCATATTTCATTCCTAAGACTAGAACATTATGTCTTCCAATATGGGAAGAAATGTCAAATGACTTATATGATTTATTAGTTGGTCACGAAGTAGGTCACGCATTATATACTCCACAAAATTTCGATAGTAAGAAATATAAAATTCCACATTCTTATTTTAATGTTGTTGAAGACATTCGTATTGATAAGAAAATGAAAAACAAATATCCTGGTTTAAGAAAATCTTATTTCAATGGTTACAATGAATTAGTAGAAAAAGATTTCTTTATGATCAAAGAAAAAGATGTTAATGGTTTACGATTTATTGATAGACTTAATATCTTTTCTAAATCAGGCACTACTCAACAAATAGAATTTAACGAACAAGAACAAGAATTTATTACCAGATCAAATAATCTTAACACTTGGTCTGATGTAGTTAAGTTAACAAAAGACATTTATGCATATTCTGAAAACGAAGAATTTGACGAAGAACAACAAGAAGAAATGCAGTCACAATTAAATGATATGTCTAGTGATTTGGTTGAGGGAGAAGACGAAGAACAATCACAATCACAAGAAGGTCAAGACGAACAACAAGAACCAGAACAACAAAATTCTTCTTCTTCTGAATCTGATAATGATAAATCAGAAGATGAAAACGAAACAATGGGTGCCTCACAAGAAGAAGGCGATCAAGAAAAACAAGAACACGCAGCAAAACAAAAATCATTAGGTAGTGGTGAAGGTGGTTACAAACCAAAAGGTAATATCTCAATTACTGACGAAGCATTAGAACAACAAAAGAAATCTATTGCCAAAGTAGATGAAAAAACAAAAGAACAAATCTATTTGACATTACCTAAATGTAAAAGTGCTGTTGTTCCTTATGAACATTTAAAACTAAAGATTGATCAAGCAAATACTTCTTATCCTCTTGAAAAAAGATTACAAGAGTTTAAACAATTCAAACAAGAACAAATGAGAACTGTAAATCTTATGGTCAAAGAGTTTGAGATGCGAAAAGCCGCAGACAATTATATCAAGACTAGAACTGCTAGAACTGGTGTAATTAATACCAATGCTTTACACTCTTACAAATACAATGATGATATATTTGCCAGAATGAATATCGAACCTGGTGCAAAAAATCACGGTATGGTTATGATCATTGACTGGTCTGGTTCTATGGGTGACAAGATGTATGACACTATCGTTCAGACTATGAACCTAGTAATGTTCTGTAAAGCAGTAAACATACCATTCTCTGTTTATGCTTTCTCAGATCACAACAGATCAAACTTTACACCAAACAAAAAAGAACAATACAATCGTTGGGAAGTTAGAAACTATTATGAAAGATATCCTTATCATTATGATCAAGAAGGTCAATTGATATTAGAAGATGTATCATTATTAAACTTTGTAAATTCAGATATGAAGACAGTTAAATATAATGAGGCAATGGCAAATCTATTTGGTATCGCTAAATCTTACATGCCATATGCTATGTCTAGAAAAGAATATAACGATGGTACTTATGATCCATTTGCTGATAGATTTGAATGTCCTCACTCATTAAGACTTGGTGGCACACCACTCGATAGTGCAATCTATCAAGCAATCAATGTAGTAAATGAATTTCAATCAAAACACAAAATTCAAAAAATGAATACTATCTTTTTAACAGATGGCTCTGGTCATACTTCTGGTAAGATGACTATTCAAGATACTGATGGTAAAATTGTTGGTAAAGAAACTTACCAGTATGATATTAATATCAAAGACGGTACTCATACTTTCAAATACGGTGGTCATAAAGAAACTCATTTCCACGCTTATCACAAACATTTTTTAGAATACTTTAAAATGAAAACAGGTTCTACTGTGATTGGTTATTATATCGCAGGTAAAAAATTAAACTATTGGGATATTAACCACTTTACTAACAAACAAAGTTATCAAGCATATGATGATGCGAAAGCAGAAATCAGAAAAAACAAAGTTTGGATACAACAGAATATTGGTTATGACGAATTATTTGTAATGCCTAGAACTAATCTGAGAATACAAGGTCAAGAGGCAGTTATTACTTCAGATATGTCGGCAAGTAAAATGAAACAGATATTCTCTAAAGGTTTTAAACAACAGAAAATGTCTAGAATATTCTTAAACAAATTTATTGAGAGGGTTGCGTAATGAGAACAAAATACGAACAAAAGTGTTGCATTTTTGCAACAGTTGGTCAATATTGTCGCACCTACCAAAAAAAATTAAATATTCCCTTGACTTTTGGGTTAAGACCTGATAGCATGGAACTATAATTAAGAAAGGCTATATTATGAAACTAAATGAAAAACAAATTAATTATGTAAAAGCCATACATGATAAATTTGGTACCGACACGGTAACTAGACAACAGATTAGAGAGGTCACTCTTGCGTTAGGTATTCCAAACGCACCTGCGTGGTTAGTCAAAAATCCTCAGTTTAGATTATCTAGAGGTCTTTACAAATTGCCTGTGAATGGTATTGTAAATCCTTCTAAGAATGTGAAACAAGAAATTTCACTACCAGAGGTTAAACAAAAAATCTCTAAACAAATTCAAACTACTGAAAGTGCCACTGAGAACTTGGTGCCTAACAAAGAAGACACCTTTGTGCCTTTTGGTAATTACAAAGATATCAAAAACATTGTTAAGTCTGGTATCTTTTATCCTACATTCATTACTGGTCTATCTGGTAATGGTAAAACTCTTGGTGTTCAACAGGCATGTGCCGAACTCTCTAGAGAAATGATTAGGGTTAATATTACAATCGAAACTGACGAAGACGATTTACTTGGTGGTTTCAGATTACAAGACGGTGAAACTGTCTGGCATGACGGTCCTGTTATCAATGCAATGAAAAAAGGTGCCGTGTTATTGTTAGACGAAATTGACCTTGCCTCAAATAAGATTATGTGTTTACAACCAATCTTAGAAGGTAATGGTATCTTTCTTAAAAAGATAGGTCAGTTTGTTGAACCTAAAGACGGGTTTCAAATTTTCGCAACCGCCAATACTAAGGGTAAAGGTTCTGATGACGGTAGATTCATTGGTACCAACATTCTTAACGAGGCATTTCTAGAAAGATTTCCTGTGACTTTTGAACAGGCATATCCTTCTGCTAAGATTGAAACAAAAATCTTAGACAATGTAATGAGCCATTATGGTCTTAAAGATACTCAATACACTACTAACCTAGTTAAGTGGGCAGAGGTTATTCGTAAGACTTTCTTCGATGGTGGTATAGATGAGATCATCGCCACTAGACGATTGGTTCATATCGTTAATGCTTTTGCCATCTTTAAGAACAAACTTAAAGCGGTTGAGGTTTGTGTAAATCGTTTTGACGAAGACACAAAAAACAGTTTCCTTGATCTATACACTAAGATTGACAGTGGTGTCGATATTAGCGAATTAAATCAAGGACCTTCCAATGATAGTGAGGAAAGTGAGGGCGACCTTGCTTAAATCTATCGTTCATAATGTAGACCTCGTGGGTGGGGAGAAATCCCCACCTTCTATGAAGACTATAAGAGTAGAGGTTAAAACTCAAACACTTATGTATTCAAAATACATAGTAAGTTTTCCTCAAAGAGAATCACAGATTGATAATTTGTTAAATAAAGATTGGGTTTACTTTATAGGTACAGGTGATTACAAAGTTAAACCTACAATTGGTCATATTAGAGAAGGTGAGATAATAAGAGCACCTGCAAAAAAAATATATGACTGGTTAACTAAAGATGGTAAAAAATATTATACAAATCCTGATAATGTAAAAGAATCTAAAGATGGTATATGGTATAACATACCTCAAAATTTACCATGGATAAAAAGAGTGGGTACTTTATCTGATGTGTGGAAAAAAAGATTTAGACATTTAGGTAATACTAATTGGGAAAATAAACATTACAAAACTAAAAAGTATTTTGATAAAAACACAATGATTAAAAAAGGAACACTAGGCGAGGAAGCAATGAAAGAATATTTTGAAAAACAACCTAGTGTAAAAAAAGTTACTATGAATGAAAATCCATACGGTGGTTATGATTTATCAGTAGATTACATACCGGAGAAAATATAAAATGGTATTGGAAGTTAAAGTTAGAAACAACAATGTAGATAAAGCCATGAGACAATTAAAAAAGAAAGTTATGAAAGATGGCTTGTTAAAAGAATTAAAACAAAGGCAATATTATGAAAAGCCTTCGTTAAAAAGACAACGCTTGAAAAAAGAATCAATCAAGCGTGTAAACAAATTAAGACGCCTACAAGAGCGACTTGATGACAACTAACCAAATAAAGAAAGGACCTTATATTATGGGTAGAAAAACTCTTGCTAATAGCACTAAGTTTCTTAACGCTTTGTTAAGAGGCCAGTCTGTGACTTGGAAAGAAGCACAGACTAAATTTAACCTCTCTAAGCCTAGAGCGGTTGTTGATAAAATCCGTGAGGAAGGCCATTGTGTCTATATCAACAAAAACAAATCAGGTACTTATTACAGAATAGGTACTCCATCTAAAGCGCTAATCGCTGCTGGTTTTGCCGCTTTAGAACCATCAGTTTATGCATAAGCATAAATAGTCATAGAGGCGGTTCGTAAGTCCTCTATGAGTGTTGCCTCTCGTAAAGACAACACATTTCGGGTTTGGTAGTTTCCCTCTGGATAGTGAATCCTAGAAAAAACTACCACTTGAAATTTTATGATTAATAACTATATAAATATAATGAGACGCCGTAAGGGTCTCAATTTTAACATTAAGTTAACTTGCTAACAAGGAGGAAACTATGACAAGAAACTTATCTATTTGGAACGATCTCAGACCATTTACAATTGGATTTGATGATCTGTTCTCACAGTTTGATCATTATGTAGATAATAGATCAAATTCATTCCCACCATACAATATCGTGAAAGGTAAAGACGATCTCAATTGGACAATTGAAATGGCACTTGCTGGTTATAATAAAAATGATATTGAGGTGAAATATGCCGACAATACTATCACAATTAAATCAACTCACAAAGATGAGGAAGATAAAGATACAATTCATAGAGGTATTGCCAAAAGACATTTTACAAGATCATTCACAACCGCTGATGATGTAGAAGTTAGAGGCGCTGAAATGAAAGATGGTATGTTATCAATCGCATTGGAAAAAATAGTTCCAGAAGCTAAAAAACCAAGAACAATTGATATTGCATAAAATAGATAAGGGCGGTAACCACTCCGCCCTTGACTTTTGAATTGAAACCTGATATAATGGACACATGTATAAATTTAAAGAAGATATAATTTTACAAGATATAAAAGATTACATAGACGGAACCTATTCGTCTCATTACGCACAATCTCAAAAACAAGCTACTGAAATCATCATTGACCAGGGACATGGTGAAGGTTTCTGTATGGGTAATATTTTAAAATATGCTCAACGATATGGCAAAAAGGATGGCAAGAATAAGAAAGACCTTATGAAAGTTATTCATTATGCTATTATACAATTGTCCCAAGATCACTACCAAGAACCACCACTTGGTTCTGTCGCTAGTGAAAAATTTAGAAACAACTAACAGGAGAACTATATAATGAAACTGAGTGATAATACAAAAGAGATACTAAAAAACTTTAGTGAGATTAATCCTAACTTAAAGATTACTTCAGGTAAAGAAATTAAAACTATCTCTACAATGAAGAACATACTCGCAACTGCTGGTGTCGAAGAAGAATTTCCACAAGATATTGCTATCTACGATCTATCAGAGTTTTTAGGTATGTTATCTTTATTCAATAAACCTGTGTTTTCTTTTGATGAAAAACACATGACAATCAACGAAGAAGGCACATCAACAAAATCAAAATACTTCTTTGCTGATGAATCTATTCTTACAACTCCCCAAAAAGATGTTAAGATGCCTGCAACTGAGGTTGAATTTACATTGACAGAAACTGATTTAACAAAAGTTAAAAAGGCTGCGTCTATGTTACAACTACCAGACATTGCTGTCAAATCTGTGGGTGAAGATATCATTATGTCTGCCGTTGATAAGAAAAACGATACTGCCAATACCTATGATGTTAAAGTAGGCACGACAGATAAAAAGTTTGAATTTCATTTTAAGACAGAACATTTTAAAATGTTACCAGGCGATTATACTGTGGCAATATCATCTAAACTTATTTCTAATTTCAAACACAAAAATAAATCAGTAGAATATTGGATTGCCCTAGAAAATACATCTAAGTATGAGGGGTAATAATGGAAAATTTATTATGGGTGGAGGCTTATAGACCCTCCACAATTGACGAGTGTATTCTACCTGTTGAGATAAAAAAGACTTTTAAGTCCATACTCAAACAAGGAGAAATACCAAATCTATTATTATCTGGTACTGCCGGCACTGGTAAAACTACTGTTGCCAAAGCATTATGTAATGAACTTGGTTGTGATGTAATGATGATCAATGGTTCTGACGAAGGTCGTTCCATTGATGTCGTTAGAAATCAAATCAAAAACTTTGCTTCAACTGTGTCTCTACATGAGACAGGTAAACCTAAAGTGGTTATTGTTGACGAAGCAGATTACATGAATGCTGAGAGTGTTCAACCTGCCCTAAGAAACTTTATAGAAACATTTAGTAATAATTGTAGATTTATTTTTACATGTAATTATAAGAATAAAATTATACCTGCAATCCATTCTAGATGTACTGTAATTAATTTTTCTATTCAGAAAAAAGATAAAGAAAAACTAGCAGGTTTATTTCACAAACGATTATCCACAATCTTAGAACAAGAGAACATTGAGTTTGAACCAAAGGTATTGGCAGAACTTATTATTAAGTTTTATCCAGACTTTAGACGAACTATCAATGAACTACAAAGATATTCTGTATCAGGTAAAATAGATACAGGTATTCTTGTTAATATTGCTGAAGCAAATATCAAGTCTTTAAACAAGGCATTAAAAGATAGACACTTTGGTGATATGAGAAAATGGGTTGTAGATCACATTGACCAAGACCCTGCTGGTTTATACAAAGACTTATATCAAAACTTTTATACAGAATTACAACCACAAAGTATTCCACCTATGGTTATTCTTCTGGCAGAGTATCAATATAAGAATGCCTTTGTAGCAGATCCTGAATTAAACATGGTTGCTTGTCTCACCGAGATAATGACCGAATGTAAATTCAAATGAGTGACTACAGCCTAACAAAGTATCTCACAGCAATCAATTACAGTAAAGAAAAACTACTTGATACTGATGATAGAGATTGGGAAAAAAAGTATCCACCTTTTATAATTAATAAAGGTTTGTCTTATTTCTCCGATACAATCATGTATGCTAACGAAATGAATAGGTTACATCATGCTACGAAGCATATGCAATTCTCATTTTATCTAAATAGTATAAAGTCTAGAAAAAGATTTAGTAAATGGTTAAAGTCTTCAAAGATAAAAGACCTAGATGTTGTAAAACAACACTTTGGTTATTCTAATAAGAAGGCACAAGAGGCTTTATCTTTAATGACTAAAAAACAGATTGATTATATAAAAGAGAGATTATATAAAGGTGGGAGAAAATGAGTGAAGTTATAGAATGGAAACCAGACAGTATGCTCGAAGTAAAGATAAAAGAGCCAGATGATTTCCTTAAAATTAGAGAGACACTAACCAGAATAGGTGTAGCAAGTAGAAAAGAACGAAAGATTTATCAATCGTGTCACATACTACACAAACAAGGTAGATACTTTATTGTACACTTTAAAGAACTGTTTGCTTTAGATGGCAAGACCGCAAATATTTTTGTTAACGATATTGAGAGACGAAATACAATTGCACAACTATTAAGCGATTGGGGTTTGATAGAATTGGTAGGGATTGTGGAAAGTAAAGCACCCCTATCACAAATCAAAGTTTTACCCTTCAAAGAAAAACATGAATGGGTATTAGAACCAAAATATAATATTGGAAAGAAAGGAAACGAGAATGGCGATGAAAAAGATAATGTATGATGCCTTAGTGGCACATGCCAAAGGTCATATAGAAAAACACAAAGCAAATGTGGATATCTATCTTAATCAATCTGTTGGTATAGGTGAACATGGTGATATTCTTGAAACGATAGAAAAAGAATTAAACATCATTGCTCAATATGATGACCAACTAGAAATTCTAGAAAAATATTTCAAAGACACTACAATTTAATTGACTTTATTGTCAAAACCTGATATAATTATATTATGAATTTTTACACCAATGTGTCGCCTTATGGCGATGAGTTACTTGTTAGATATATCGACAATGGTAAAAGATGCGAGGATCGTGTTCCTTATGTTCCTCGCCTTTACATACCTACAAAAGGTAAAGGTCGTTATAAATCTTTAACAGGCATTGGTCTAGAATCTAAATCATATAAATCAATCAAAGAAGCCAGACAGGCAATCAAACGATACGAAGAACATCCAAACTTCATTCACGGCACAGATAGATTTCAATATCAATACATGGCAGACTATTGGCCAGGTAATGTAGAATACGATAAAGATAAAATTCGTATTTACACAATTGATATTGAGGTTGAAAGTGAACATGGTTTTCCTAATGTAGAAGACTGTGCTGAAAAGATGATCTGTATTACTGTAAAAGATCAAGTTAAAAAACAAATATTAGTTTGGGGTATGGCAGACTATACAATAAAACAAAAAAATGTCCATTATATAAAATGCGAAAATGAACGAGATTTACTTAAACAGTTTTTAAAATTTTGGCAAACATATACTCCAGATGTTCTTACTGGTTGGAATAGTAAATACTTTGATATTCCTTATCTAGTAAAACGCATGGGCAAAATACTAGGCGAAGGTTCTATGAAACGCATGTCGCCTTGGAATATTATACAACAAGATGAAACTTACGAACAAGGTAAAACACAAACATATTTTAGATTACTAGGTATTGCTCAACTTGACTACCTACAACTCTATCGTAAATTTACAATTAAGAATCAAGAAAGTTATCGACTAGATCATATTGGTAAAGTCGAACTTGGCGAACAAAAAGATGATAATCCATATGATACTTTCAAAGAATGGTATCAACAGGATATACAATCTTTTATTGATTATAATATACAAGATGTTGAACTTGTTGATAAACTAGAAGACAGATTACAACTTATTGAATTGGCATTGACAATGTCATATAACGCCAAGGCAAACTATGAAGATGTATTCTCACAAGTTAGAATGTGGGATACAATTATATTCAATGAACTACTAAAAGATAATATCATTGTGCCAATGCGTGATATGAATCCTACTTCACCAGAATTGGTTGGCGCTTATGTAAAAGATCCTAAAGTAGGTTTCCATGATTGGGTTGTGTCTTTTGATTTGAATTCACTATATCCGCATTTGATTATGCAATATAATATTTCACCTGAAACAATTTTACCAGACAAAAAGAATATTGACATTAATGATTTGTTAGATAAAGAAGTAGATACCTCTGATAGTAATTGTGTGGCTGCTAATGGCACAATGTATAAAACAGATAAACAAGGTTTCTTACCTCGTATCATACAAAAAGAATATAACGATAGAACTGTTTATAAAAAGAAAATGCTCGAGGCAGAACAACAATATGCTAACACAAAAGATCCTAAGTATGAAAAACTAGCAAGACGATATTATCTTGTTCAACATTCCAAAAAGATTTCTCTTAATAGTGCCTATGGTGCGATTGGTAACAAATACTTTAGATATTACGATCACAGAATGGCAGAGGCGATTACAACTTCTGGTCAATTGAATATTCGTTGGATAGAGAAAAAACTAAATCAATATTTTAATAAACTATACAAAACAGATAATGAAGATTACATTATTGCTTCAGATACAGATTCCGTTTATATCAACATGGCACCACTTGTTAAAATGTCTGGTGCAACTGATAAGAAAAAAATTGTAAAAGCATTAGATCAATTCTGTGCTCAAAAACTAGAACCATTTATTGATAAGGCGTATCAAGAACTTGCTAAATATATGAATGTATTCGAACACAAAATGGTTATGAAACGAGAGGCAATTGCAGACAAAGGTATCTGGACAGCGAAGAAAAGATATATTCTGAATGTTCATAATTCAGAGGGTGTTCAATATCCAGAACCAAAACTAAAGATTATGGGCATTGAAGCAGTAAAGACATCAACACCTTTACCATGTAGAGATAAACTCAAAGAAAGTTTTAAAGTTATTATGGGTGGTGATCAAAAAGAAATGAAAGAGTTTATTGTAAACTTTCGTAGAGAGTTTGAACTATTGCCACCAGAAGACATTGCGTTTCCTCGTAGTGTGAATGGTGTAAAGAAATATGGTGACAGCACATCTATCTACAAGAAAGGCACACCAATGCATGTGAAAGGTGCATTGTTATATAATCATTTACTTAAAACAAAAAAAGTTTCACATAAGTTTCAACAATTCTATGAAGGTGATAAAGGTAAGTTTGTACATTTACGAAAGAATATGTGGAATGCCAATGTCATTACCTTTATGGCAAAATTACCTAAAGAATTTGAAATGCACGGTCTCATAGATTACGAACAACAGTTTACAAAATCATTTATGGAACCTTTACGATTTATACTTGACGCTATCAATTGGAAGATAGACGCTTCTGACAGTAATACAATAGAGGATTTTTTCGCATGATGGAATATAGAAAAAGACTTACTAGAAAACTTTGGCATTATAAAACTTTAAAAGGTTGTTCTGTTTGTGGCTATAATAAACACGGTCTTGCTCTAGATTTTGCACACATAGATCCTACTCAAAAATCTTACTACATGTATAAGAATGGACCTGTTGGTAGTGGTATGGGTGTGTTAGTAAGCAGAATACCAAAATATGGAACTACATTACACAAAGAAAGAATGAAAGAATTGAAAGACGAAATACGAAAATGTAAAGTTCTTTGTAAGAATTGTCATGTTATAGAAACATACGAAAATAAAGAAATGCATAAAGGTCATGAATTACACGAACAACGAAAAGGAATAAAAAAAGAAACACAACTTACTTTAGAAGGTTTTTTTGTATGATGTATAATTTAAAAGATGTTGTAGAATCAAGCAAGAGAGAAAGATTTAATGTTATCTCTACATTTGCTGGTGGCGGTGGTTCTTCTACTGGTTATAGATTGGCAGGTGGTAAGATACTTTGTATTAACGAATTTGTTGAAGAAGCACAGAATACATATAGAGAAAATTATCCAGACACACCAATACTACCAGGTGATATAAAAAAACTATCTGGTAAAGATTTTACAGATATTGCAGGAACAACTGATATAGATATATTAGATGGTTCGCCACCATGTAGTGCATTTAGTGTTGCAGGCAAACTATCTCATTCATCAGGTGGTAAACATTCTGATGGTTGGGGTAAAACTAAATCATACTCTGATGGTATGATGGTAGAAAACATTGAAGACTTATTCTTTGAGTTTCTACGAGTAGCCAATGATATTAGACCAAAAGTCATTGTTGCAGAAAATGTTGCAGGTCTAACGATTGGTGAAGCAAAAGAATATTACAATAAAATATTAAATGAGTTTGAGAAGATAGGTTATGATGTCTGTTCGCAAGTAATGAACAGTAAGAACTATGGTGTATCTCAAACAAGAACAAGAGTTATCTTTATTGGTATAAGAAACGATATTACAGAAAAGGTTGGTTTAAATTTCATGACAATACAAAATGTATTTCCAGAACCAAGTGATAAGATTATACCTTTGAAAGAAGCATTAGCAGGATTAGAATATGATTCTGAAGAAGTAAAAGAACTAACTGAAAAATTTGTGAATACAGCATACTGGAAAGACACAGGTAGTAAGATGCCTAAAGATCCAGACAAAGTTTTAACTGGTGGTGACTATCATCCAAAGGGTCATCACTTCAATTTAAAACGAGTATCACAACATGCACCAGCACCTACACTAACAGCAATGGGCAATGGGCAAACAAATGCTGGGGCGTTTCATTGGAACGAACCACGAAAACTAACTTTGGGTGAATTGAAAAGAATAATGTCTTTGCCAGACGATTTTAAGTTAACTGGTAAATGGAATCAGAGGGCAGAACGAATAGGTAGAATGGTACCACCGTTAATGATGAAAGCAATAGCGGATTCTATATATGAAAAAGTCCTTGACAAACTATAGGAGACCTGATATAATATGAAAGAACTTATGGACAAACTAGAACAACAAAATCTAACAGTAGCAGATTATAACACAATTATAAAGATAATACAAGCATCTTTACAACGAGGTGTTATTCGTATTGAAGAATGTACAACTGTTGGAAAACTATATGAAAAAATACAATACATGATACAAAAAACACAAAAGGAGAACGACAATGGCAGACTTTCTGAAACAGATAATTAAAGAAACAGGAAACGAATATGCCTCATTAGTAAGTGAGGGTGTAGAGGCAGGTGATGTCGATACATTTATCAACACAGGTTCTCATATGTTTAATGCTCTACTATCTGGTAGTATTCATGGAGGCATACCGTCAAATAAGATTACTGCTCTTGCAGGTGAAAGTGCAACAGGTAAAACTTTCTTTGTCTTGGGTATGTGTAAATCTTTTTTAGATAATAATCCAGACGCAGGTGTTATCTATTTTGAAAGTGAAAGTGCATTAACAAAACAATTAATTGAAGATAGAGGTATTGATAGTGAAAGAATGGTTATCATGCCTGTGACCACAGTACAAGAATTTAGAACACAATCCCTAACTGTGTTAGACAAATACATGGAACAAAACGAAGCAGATAGAAAACCATTGTTATTAGTTCTAGATAGTTTAGGTATGTTATCTACAACCAAAGAAGTAGAAGACACAGCAGACGGAAAAGAAACGAGAGATATGACGAGGGCACAAGTATTAAAGGCTGCGTTTAGAGTATTAACTTTAAAACTTGGTCGTGCAAAAGTGCCAATGGTTATTACCAATCACACATATGATGTTGTGGGTGCCTATATGCCTACAAAAGAAATGGGTGGTGGTTCTGGTTTGAAGTATGCCGCATCTACAATTGTTTATCTTTCTAAGAAAAAAGAAAAAGATGGCACAGAGGTTGTTGGTAATATTATTCATTGTAAAACACAAAAGAGTAGATTATCAAAAGAAAATATGATGGTTGATGTTCGATTGCGTTATGATACAGGTTTAGATAAATACTATGGATTACTAGACTTAGCATGTAAGTATGGTATCTTTAAACAAGTATCAACAAGAATAGAATTGCCAGATGGCTCTAAACAATATGCAAAAACAATCTATTCTGATCCTGAAAAATATTTTACAGACGATATATTACAACAAATAGACGAAGCAGCTAAAAAAGAATATTCATATGGAAATTCCGAAGTATAGTTATGTTGAACACCCAAGGTTTGAACAAGCAGGGTTTCGTATTGCTGATGGTAAATACGAGAATGTTATCTATACTTACGGAAAAGTAAAACCTATTGAAGAAGATGATAAGTTAAGACTGAAGTTTGAATACAATGTACATGAGAACCCAAATGATGTGGACACAGATTCAGACGAATTTATTAACATGATTGGTGATATATTAACATTGGAAATAGACAAGGAAAAGAATGATAACAGCAGAGAAGATAGAGAGAACGGCTCTCAGGAATCTACTACATAACGAAGACTACACAAGAAAAGTATTACCTTTTCTTAAACCAGAGTATTTTGAAGATCGCAATGAGCGAGTAGTATTTTCTGAGATACAAAAATTTGTCTCACAGTATAATAAACGACCAACTAAAGAAACTTTACAAATTGATTTAGGTAAACGCAAAGACCTAAATGAAGACGAGTATAAAAAAATTGTTGATTTAATTTCATCATTAGATCCACAAGAGGTTGATTTAGAATGGTTAGTCAATACGACTGAGAAATTTTGTAAAGACCGTGCTGTTCATAATGCTGTTATGGAAGGCATACATATCATAGATGGAAAAGATAAAAAACACACTCCAGAAGCTATACCAGAAATCCTCCGGGATGCTCTCTCTGTTAGCTTTGATAATACTGTGGGGCATGATTATTTACTGGATATAGAAAAACGATTTGACTATTACCACAAAAGAGAAACACGAATACCTTTTGATCTAGACTATTTCAACAAAGTCACAAAAGGTGGTTTACCAACTAAAACATTGAATGTCGCATTGGCAGGCACAGGTGTTGGTAAAACTTTGTTTATGTGTCATCAAGCCGCAAGTGCATTGGCACAAAACAAAAATGTATTATACATTACCATGGAAATGGCTGAAGAAAGAATTGCAGAAAGAATAGATGCAAACTTACTTAACATTTCCATGGAAGATTTACATATGTTGAATAAGAAACTATTCAGCGATAAGATTACACAATTACAATCTAAAACAACAGGCACACTTATTATTAAAGAATATCCAACTGCAAGTGCAGGTGCAAATCACTATCGTGCCTTAGTGAATGAACTAGCATTAAAACGAACATTTAAACCAGACATTATTTTTGTAGATTATATTAATATATGTGCTTCGTCTAGATTTAAGGCAGGCTCTAATGTAAACAGTTATACCTATATCAAAGCAATCGCTGAAGAACTAAGAGGTTTGGCTGTTGAATTAGATGTTCCTATTGTAACGGCGACACAAACAACCAGAGGTGGTTTCGTATCCAGTGATATTGGTTTAGAAGATACCTCTGAATCCTTTGGGCTTCCAGCAACAGCAGACTTTATGTTTGCGTTGATCTCTAGTGAAGAACTAGAAAAGGCAGGGCAGATGCTTGTCAAACAATTAAAGAACAGATACAATGATCCAACACTTAATCGTAAGTTTATCATAGGTGTAGATCGTGCAAGAATGAAACTGTTTGATATAGAACAACAAGCACAAAACTTAATACAACCAAAGGAGACCAAATATGTCGAACACACCCTTAAAGAAACGCAAGAAGACAGCGCCGAGGAAAAATACAAGAAGTTCCAAGACTTCCAGTTCTAATCTAGAGTATTCTGTAAAGACACGAAAGAAAGGTAGAGGTTATACCTTCTCAGTAATAGAAAACAAAGATAAAACGGTTGCAACTTTTAAATTCAGAGAAGAAGCACAAAAGGTTGCAGATTTTCAAAATAAAAATCAAGTATGGAAGGTAAATGGTGGTATTCCTAAGTTTCTCCTTGACTAAATAGTTACTTTAGTATATAAATGGGAGTAATGATGTTAAAGTTTAAAGAATACTTACGGGAACTAACAATATCGCCAGATTATCAACAAAAGGGTCAGTTTAATCCTTTTTATACTGTCACGCCTGAAATAGAGAAATCTGTTAAAAAAGAAGTCAAACCTAAAAAAGAATTAAAGTTTAAAAGTGTTGATAAGCCTAAAGGCACATCTATCAGCGATAAGGGTAAATTTCCATTTCAAGTATTCGATGGTGATAAACAATTACCATACTCAGTAAGTCTTCGAATGAAAGATGTCATAGGTCATTATGGCATGAAGACACGAAAAGATTCCACAGCATCCTCAAATGTAAATGAATTTTGTTCTTTGTATTTTGCAAAGTATCCTAAATTCACAGACGCCAAAACATTTATGAAAGACATAGGTGGTAAGACAGGTGGCACAGGCATCTTCATGACTGTCAAAGGTGCAGATCAAGAAGTCACTTTTGAATTTCTCAAACAAATGGTTGATAGAGATGAAACACCTGAAGTCGATATCAACATAGGTTATCAGATGTCTAAAGCAGTTAGAAAAGATTTACCTAAAAAACCAATCAAGTATTATTGGACTGCTCGTGGAAAACCGGGTGGTATCAATAAAAACAATCCTAGTGATATTATTTTACAAATAGGTAAGACAGATTATATTGGTTATTCTAACAAAGCAACAGTAGGTAAAGATGTCACACCTAAATTCAATACTGCAATTCACAGTTTCTATAAAAAACTAAATGATGCTACACAATACAAAAATGTAGTCGATCTAATGGACAAAGCATGGAATGATACAGCAAAAACTGTGAAAGGTAAAAATGCAAAGAAGGCATTAAGTAAGTTTAATATTTCAAGAGAAAAACCTAGTGAGAGTATTAGTAAAAAAGCATTTACAACATTGGCAAAAGAGTTTGCAAAAGATAAATTAAATTTTTATAAAGATGACTTTTATTATGGTTATAGAAATAATCTGATTGATGGTTTTGGTTCATATTTAAAGAAACCAAAAAACTTAATGTATTTTTTAAACACAATAGGAATATACATGTATCCAGATAGTGCTGATGATACACCTTGTCCATATAAACTTTTAGTAGGAACAGAATCAAGTGCAACAATAAAAGATGTTGCAAGTAATGAAGAATACAAAGAATTTTTACTAAACAAAGATGTTAAAAATTATAGTGCAACGAAATACATCTATGATGGTAAGTCACAACAATTCACTTTAAATTTCAAATACAAATTATTAGGTATAGATGTTTCAATACCAATAACATCTAGAACAAGAGCCGCAGGTGGTTGGGCAGGTAAATCACTATACATTAACACACCAGGAATAAAAGTAAAATAATGGAACTATTAAACGAAGATAAGAATACTCATTTAGAACATCTGGAAGATGATATCATTAACAATGGTTATGCAGGTGGTCAAAATGCAATTGCTTTTTTAGAAGCATTGAATGGTATGTTATCTGGTCACAGTACAAGTAAAGTCAATGTGACTACAAAATGGGATGGTGCTCCAGCGATAGTCTGTGGTCCAAGTCCAGAGAATGGTAAATTCTTTGTGGGTACAAAATCTGTTTTTAATAAAACACCTAAAGTAAATTACTCAATACAAGATATCAGAAATAATCATGAAGGTCCTGTTGCCAATATACTAAGAGATTGTTTACAATATCTTTCTGGTTTAGGTATGAAAGAAATACTACAAGGTGATCTAATGTTTACTCAGTCTGGTAAAAAGAAAACAACATACAAAGATCCTTCAGGTAAACAAGAACAAATGATTTCGTTTCAACCTAATACAATTGTTTACATGGTACCAGAGAATACACCATTTGGTAAGAAGATAGATCGTAGTAAATTAGGTATTATATTTCATACAACATATAAAGGTAGAAGTTTTGATAAGTTAAGTGCTAAGTTTGGTGCCAATGTTTCTAAGTTAAGAAGAACACCTAATGTATGGTTTGATGATGCAAGTTATAAAGATGTATCTGGTAATGCATTGATGACAATTGGTGAAAGTCAACAATTACAAAAGACTATTAATATGGCGTCTGGTTCACTAAAGAAGTCAAAAGAGATGTTAAACAAAATTAAAACAGAAAAAAATACTTTGTCTGTAGGTGTGCAATTAAAAACATATCTTAATTCATTTATCAGAGCCGCAACAGATTTACCAAGTACAAAAGAAACAGCAAATAAGTTTAGAGAGTTTTACAAAGAGAGAACACAAAAAGAAGTAGATAGTGTTAAGACAGATAAAGCAAAAGACAAATACAAAACAATACAAGACACAGGTTTAAAATTTATTGACAATCATAATGAAAGTATTTACTTTGCTTGTGCTACATATAAAACATTGCAGACAGCAAAAGGTGTAATTATATCAAAACTAAACAAGGCAAAAAGTATTGGTACATTTAAAAGAACAGCAAATGGATTACAAGCAACAAACCCAGAAGGTTATGTTGCAGTAGATAAAAAAGGTAAAGCAGTAAAACTTGTAGATAGATTAGAGTTTTCTATACAAAACTTTACGGCTGCTAAAAACTGGGAGAAAGGTTAATGACTGTAGGATATATTAACGAACAAAATTTTCAGATTGCAAGAGGTCTTGTTAGAGGCGTAAGTCATATTAATAAGTTTGGATACAATCCAACAGTAGGCACCAGTTTTGAAAGTGTTATAGACGCTTCAAATGTTTATACTTATATTTCTAGCGCTGGCACAGCACAAGTCACTTCAAGTGATACAAGTTCAGATAATGATGGTACAGTTTTAGTGTCAGGATTGGATGCTAGTTACAACGAAGTTTCAGAAACTTTAACAATAGGTGGTTCTGCTGGATCAGTAGAATTTTTTAGAATATTTAGAGCAGTATTAGTAACAGCAAATACAGGCTCATCAAATGTGGGTGTTCTCACAATAACAGCAGATAGTAAAACTGCTGCACAAATACTTGCAGGCAAAGGTCAAACACTTATGGCATTATATACAATTCCTGCTGGTAAAAAAGGATATCTAATTAAATTTCAAGGCAATTTAGAAAAAGCAAAAGAATGTGAGTTTGAATTTTTGGCAAGACCAGAAAATGGTGCTTTTAATATTAAAGGTAAATTTGGTTCATCTGGTGATCCTGTAACATACGAATATCCTGTACCATTAGAATTTGATGAAAAGACAGATTTAGAAGTAAGAATTAAAGCAGGTGCAACAACAGGTGCTGGTGCAATATTTGATTTAATCATATTAGATAATCCAAGGACAATGCAGGTATAAACAATGGAAAGATTTATTATACGAGAAGGTTTATATGACCCAGGTATCTTCAAGGCATTCTTTCTTGCAGGTGGTCCAGGTTCTGGTAAGTCATTTGTTAATGCGAGAATAACTCCAGGTCTAGGTTTAAAAAATGTTAATTCAGATACTTCATTTGAAATTGCATTGAAGAAAGCAAACTTATCTTTAGACATGCCGCCAGAAGAAGAATACTTTAGAGACTTACTTCGTGCTAGATCAAAAAGATTAACATCTAAAAGATTAGACTTATATATTAAAGGTAGATTAGGTTTAGTGATTGACAGTACCGCAAGAGATACAACAAAAATAGAAACAGGTCTTGCAGGATTAAAAAGATTAGGTTATGATTGTTATATGATATTTGTAAATACAAATTTAGATGTGGCCTTGGCAAGAAATGCTAAGAGAACAAGATCAGTGCCAATAGACCTTGTAAAAAGAAGTCATTCACAGATACAACAAAATATGGGTAAGTTACAGAGATTATTTGGCATGAAAAATTTTTTTGTAATTGATAATAATGAATTGAATCAAAATATTTTAGATGATGCTTATAAAATGGTAAGAAAGATTGTGAAAAAACCTATTGATAATTACACAGCAAAAATGTGGTTAAAGAAAGAAAAAGAAGCAAGAAAGATAAAAGAAGATATTAAAATACCAATTAAAGTAGGTGACACAGTATTAGGTGGTAAGTTTAAAAATAAAAGAATTACAATTAAAAAGATTGGTAAAAATGAAAAAGGCGATATTACTTTCAATGATAAACCACTACTAAAAGTAAGGATACCAAATGAAAACACTTAAAGAACTATTAAGAAAGAATACAGGTAAAAGTAAACCCGTGGTATTCGCATTTGGTAGATTAAATCCACCTACCATTGGACACCAAAAACTAATAGAAAGAATTATTACAGTAGCAAAACGGGTTAAAGGCCTACCTGTGCTATATGTAAGTGCCAGTCAGGATAAAAAAAAGAATCCATTAACAGTAAAACAAAAAGTGGATTATTTAAAAAAGTTATATCCAAGAGGCATACAGATATTACCAGCAATTGGAAGTGAACGAACATTTATGGAAATATTGAAAAATAGATTTGATAAAAGATATACAGATGTTTATATGATCGCAGGAAGTGATCGAGTTGCTGAATTTAAAAGGCTAATAAAACAATATAACGGTAAAGATTATAATTTCGATACAACAGAGGTTGTAAGTGCTGGTGAAAGAGATCCAGACGCTACTGGCGCTACAGGAATGAGTGCGAGTAAGATGAGAGAGTTTGCTGCAAGAAATGACTTTACCAGTTTCAAACAAGGACTTATTACAGGCACTAAGGAGAAAGATGCTATGAAATTATTTAAAGACTTAAAAAAGGGTATGGGAGTGAATGAAGCGATGGCACCTGAAGATGATGAATTACGATTGATTAGAGAAAATTATCACAACAATGAAATATTTAATATACATGATATGGTAGAAAATACAAACAATGGAAATGTTGGTAAAATTATTAAACGAGGACCAAACTATGTGCAATACGAAATGGAAGATGGTGGTGTAGAAAAAGCATGGTTGAATGAAATTATTCCAGCAAATAATATTGACAGCGAAATACAAGTTGAAGATATTGATAAAAAGAAATTAGTATTACAAAAGAATAGTAGTCAATTAAAATCTTTTTCTTCTTTTGAAGAAGAAATCAATTCTGCTAAAGATAGTCAACAAAAAAATACAGATGACGAAGAAAAAGAAACTAAAAAGGCAGAGAAGAAAGCAAGAAAACTACCAATTGAAACACCAGGTCAACCTAAGATCGCAAGT